TGTGCCGTCTGAATTGATTATCGTGTTCGCAGCCGCTGGAGCAGAAACATAGCCTGCAGCCGGAGGAGAGAATTGGAAGGGTACTGGAGTAGGAGGCGCTTTAGGTGCCTGAGCTTGAGCCTGAGCCGCTGCAATCGCAGCAGGGTTGATCGTGCCGCCGAAGGGAAGACTGAAGGCCTGAAAGCCGGGTCCAGCCTGAGTGGGTGCTGCCTGAGCCGACACAGAATTCAGCGCCGCCGCCTGAGCCGCTGCAAGCGCGGGCATGTAAATCGCGGGGTTCGCAGCAGGAGCAGGCGTGGCGACCGGCGCAGCTACAGGAGCAGGCGCGGCGACAGGCGCAGCAGCAGAGCTAAGGCTGAATCGGGTACCACTAGGCGCGGCAACCGGTGCAGTGACAGCAGGTGCGGCGACCGAGGCCGGGGAAGAACTGACGAGACTATAGGTAGCCATTTATTCCCCCTGATCCAGCATTTCGATAAGCCTCATTGCCCACTCTTTCCAATCATCGAACGCATAAGGCTGGGGAACCCCCAAACTTGCAATAGGATTGAGCGACAATAACCCAGCAGCCCAACTTTTCCAATCGCTGCCATATGTGAATTGCTCGATAACGCCGTAATCTTCCAGCGTCGGGTACATATAATCCGACCACTCTTGAAACGTCGGTATAGCACGAGGATCGACAAAGCTCACGACCGGATCCTTCCATCACCTGTATCGAGGTGGGCTATGATCTGGCCAACCTGATAGTCCCCATTCACAGTATTGCTCTCAAATCTGAACCGAAGCTCGCGCCTCTGCTCCTTGAAAAATACCAACTGTTCAACGGGTGAGCTTGGGTTGTCCGGGAAGAAGTGCGGCTCGCTTGCAACTTCAGGCGCACGGGCGTTGATACGGCCAGTCACCTGCACACTCATGTCACCCGACTGAACGAAGTCAGGCTCAATGCACTTGACGCCAAGAGCAACGCTTCTCGGCTTCTCAGCGATCAACATCGTGATGTCGGCAGTTTCAAAGTAACTCTTGATCGCGTTGACTTCAGGTCCGTCAATCTCGTTGACGCCAACCTCGTGACGCCAGATCTTGTATGTCGTTGAGCCAGTGTCCGTTATCCTCTGCGCTCCGTCCTCCGTGATACGCAGATCATCCAATTCAGTAATACGATAATCGCCTGCCCCCAAAGGCACCGGCTGGATGCCGGCCATGAGAGGCGAACGGTAAACCTGCGCATAAACCCCGGCAGACCGCCCACCATTCGGAAGCTCACAATCATACCACGTATTTTCGCGGTAATTGTAGATCACGGCATGGCTGCACTCCGTCGCATCACCACGCGGGTAGCACCACCAGATCTCACCAAAGCGTGGCACCTTGAAGGCGAACACCTTGTTGCCGTATTCAAAGTTAAGTCCATCAAAGAAGTAGTTGATGTTCATGTTGTTTTCGACTTCGCGAACAACACCATTGTACATCAGGAACCGGTCGATGCCGATCCAATAGAATATGCCATCATGCTCAATAACGCTATTGGCAGACAGGATACTGCTGGAAGCCGTGATGGTGTCAAAGCGGAAGACATCATCGCCACCCGTATACGTTGCACGGATCACGCTATCCAGCGTCCAGAAGATGCCTGCCGGTGACTGCCCACCGCCACGCAGAGGCAATCCCTTTACGATCTTGGAGGAAGCAATGAACGCATCACCTGCATCACCAGTCGTGAAGTTGGTAGGGTCGTTTGCATCCGACCATTTGATGAACCCGTTCTTGCAGTACATGAACAGGTATGGGTGCAGCACCACGATGCCGCCGCAAACACCCGGCGTCGGGATCTGCGTCAGCGCGCCGGTGTCGTAAATGTCGCCAATGTATGCGGGGTAATTTACACTACTGGAGATATCATCCAGAGTGGCGGTCGCGTGGGCGATCAGAACCGTCTTGGATCCTGCGCCATCATACATGGCGTCGAACATCCAATTAAAATTGTCGTTAGCCACGAAGCCTGCGGGCGTCCGATCACTGGGCGCGCTGGCATTCCCGTCATAGTCCAGCGTGAACCTCTGCACGCCGTTCTGGTGACCCACATGGGTGTAGACGTAATTGTCCAGCGCCTGTGTGTGGAACTGCCGAACGATACCGCCAATGTAATTGCTGATCTGGCGGTAACCGCCCATCTTCCTTGGCAGGCCACGCTGAAAGCGCACCCATTGCCCATCGACGTATGAGTTACCTTCGAAGCGCGTCCCGTCCCGCTTGATGCCCGGACTGGAACCAAGAGGAACTAGAATTTCCGCCATTAGAAAGTGCCGCCGTTAATGACGCCTGCAGGCGCCACCCCCAATGTCGCCCACACGTCACCGGGTGATGTTGCCGTGAAGATAGCTATACCAGTCGCCGTGCCGCCAAGATTAACGCGAGCACCAGACGCTGTGGTGGCTCCGGTGCCGCCTTGGCTCACTGTCAGAGGAAGGGAAACCCCTCCAGTGTTGGCGTTATATACATCAACCCCATCGCAATACAGGATGGCCCGCGCGCCCTGCGTTACGGTGATACCGCTCCCGCTCGCGGTCTTCACGGTCAGCGTGTATGAGCCGGTCGTGGTGTTGGCGACCCAGTACTGCTGGATCGTGTCTGGAACTACCACTTCCATATTGGCAGTCAGAGTGCCGCTAAAGTTGTAGGTAATGCGGTTCAGCTCAGAGCCAGACAGGACATACGGGCTGGTCTGCCCGGTCAGGCTGATGGCGATGTAGTCGAAAACGAATTCTGGCGCTTGACCGTAGCCGATGGTGAAGAAGTTCGAGCCATCGCAGATCACCAGCGAACTGTCGCCGGGATTGTAGGTTACGTTAGAACCACCATCGACCGTCTCGCCACCCGGTGCACTCAGCGTCAGTGCGCCAGTACCGTTGTTCCTGATGTAGCAGAACCAGTCATTGCCTAGCGTTGTAGCAGCCGTGAGCGTGAACGTGCCGGCACCACCAGACCATGCGCGGACCTGTGCGCGGTCGGCAGTGTTAAGTGTGTAATTGGCATTGATAGTGGAAACGGGGGCTGACTGATTCAGCGTATTCGCCAGAGCCTTGACGCCGAGGCCAGCCAGAGAAGCAGCGTTCGCCGAAGATACGCCAGCGGCGTACTGCACAGCCCGCCACGTACCAGCAACCGTGCTGTTCCCAGTCAGGTAGATCTGCCATGCCAGACCAGCCGCGATGGACGCGATGACGTTGCCGGCATTGTCCTTCACCGTGAACGCAGACCCGCCGACGTTAAAGATCAGTGTCGTCTCACCGACGCTGACTTCATTGGCGGGCGGCATAGTGATTGACAGGCCGGCGCCAGAAGGCGTCACGTCCATGATCTGGGCGACGACGTTGTTATCCGTTGCCAGTTCAGTGGGCCATGCCAATGTGATGTTTGCCGTAAGGCTCACTGCCCGGTAGGTTACATCAGCTGGGTAAACGATAGTGCCGCCGAAGACGTTGGTATACGAGGTCACTTAGTCCTCCCTGCGGATGATGCCACGATCAACGATCTGGCGCATGTCTTCACCATTGAGAGCCGAAATCGCACGATTGTAGAAGCCTTCCCAGATCTGGATCGACTCTGGGTTCTTCAGGAATGGCGCTGCCTCAAGCAACGCCGCATATAGCAGCGCGTTCGGCGAGTATTCGGTCCACCAATTGGTCTGGTTCGTCTCATCCAGATAAGCCGGCTGTTCGTAGAAGAGGACTTCGAACGAGAGCGCCGCACTGGGCGTCGGGGCAATCAGCCAGTTGCTGTAATCATAGTCCGCATAGAAGCGGGGTATGCCGCTCTGCGTATCATCCGGCCAATAGGTACGGCAGTATTCGTAGGATCGCGGGAAGACTTCCTTACGCACATTGCCGCCTGCAGTCGTCGAGCAGTTCATGCTGACCGTTTCACGCCAGCGATTGGGCTTCGCGTAAACAGACTGACCAGCCGTGAAGATACCAGTCATCGCCGTGACGGTACCTTGAATCTTCAGCTCGCGAGCAAGCCTGCGTTCGGCCAGATTAATGAGACTGGGCAGCTGCTCATAGAC